TGCTGAAGTCCACCCGCACCTAAAGTTGCTGCAGCTGCGGTAAGTGCGTTTAATTGATCCTCACCCCATGCGACGTTATTTGAATCATTCAATTGATTCGGCATTGGAAGTCTTACGTTTCCTATAGTAATATTCTTTGGGGATCCTCTATCTAATCCTTTAAAAAAAGTGTCTGAAGCTACCCTTTTTCCTGCATCAAAAGCACCTTCTTCTTTACTTAATTTTTGCGGAAAAACTATTGATGGACTTACTGCCTGATATGTGAATTGATCTATTTGTACATAATCTTGAGTGTTTCCATAGTCTGCATCTATTGGGTACTTAAGATTTCTTAAACTTAATCTTTGTAGTATACTATCAGTTTTTTGTAGTTTCTTTAACTCTGATTGCAAATCATATATGTTAGCTTCTTTGTCACCAACACCTTCTGGTAATATACCTCCGATATAATTTCCATCTTTATCATACAAAGTTGCTTGATCTGCCAAATCTTGTAAAGCTTCGGCATCGGGTGTTAATGTACCATCATTAATAATATTTTCGTTACCCGTCTTCTCTTTAATTATTTTTATCCCATCTTTAATTTCATCATCAGATAAAACATTTTCATATCCTGTAACTTGTATTCCATCCGTAACCACAATTCCTCCTCCCTCTTGTGTTATTTCTGATGGAAACATTCCAGAACCGTCATCTCTTACGATTGGTTCTCTTATACTCCAACTTGTTCCTTCTGGGTTTGACCATAATTCATATGGTTTTGTTCCATAATTAATTCCAAGGGCATTTATTCCTCCATACTTATATGTTCCGTCTGTATTTTTCACTACGGTTCCAGGTAACTCTGCTACTGGAGCTTGTGATGCAATTGATGGAGGCCCATCAGTAACTTGCACTGGCAATCCAGTTTCAACACTGTATGTAACTCCACCAACAACGTATGTTTCTGATGCTGTTGAGGCTGGAGAGGTTGATTGTTGATTTTGAAATGCTTCTGACCCTCTATACTCTGAAAATGACATTTAAATACTATCCCAAGCTTTTTGTGGTGAAACCTTCTGCCCATATTTATTAGAAAAATTCTCAGTTACTAATTGTGCAACACTCGCATACTCTTCGGGGTCAGGTGGAATAATAAAAATGTCTCCGATGTTACTAAAAAAATATCGATGTAATGTCTTCTTTGGTAATATGGCACCTACTTTATTTATGAGACTTTTTGCAATCCCATCACGGTAGTCTGGATTTAGGTAATGTAAGTTACCTCCGAGTAGTTTATCTTCTTGAAAATCCATCACGTATACAAGTGGCCTACGATCATAGTATGGATACTTATCTGGAAACTGAGCAGTGTATGAGAAGAAACAAAGTTCTCCAATTTCAGGAAAACGAGTCTCTGCAACATTGGAAAGTTCAGCATACAATTCATTTGCGTACCAATCTGGCCCTGTATTAGCAACACCTCGTGCTCTTTCTCTTATGTCTTCTCCGATAGTCATTTGATACCTAGATTATCCTCAGTCATAATTTTAAATTCAAAGTTACGATCAGCACAGAACTCTCGTGCTGCTTTCCATTTTGCTTGATTGACTGCGTATGTTTGCACTGATTGAGCCCATGCCTTTGTTCTTTTCTTGGGATTCACGTTTGGCATCTTTGTTTCTTTCTTTGGTTTGACTTCAACAACCATAGTTCTTTTGTTTCCTTTTTTATCAATATACTTTACAAAGAAGTCTGGAAAGTAACGATGAATACGATTATCAATCGGAGAGCGATAAGGAATCCAAAATTCTTCTGACTGCCATTCACTAATTGTTTCATTCAAATCACAGTAGTTCATAAATTTTCTTTCCCACAAAGACCTATAAATAATATTTTGGGGATTTCCTTTATACTTTTTCGGGTATCTTGGGTAATATTTTCCTTTATATGACATACATATATTATCAGGATCAATTTAAAAACTATTTAGATGGAAATAAGATCAGAAGATTTACACTTAAGTATACCTAACGCAAGTCCGATATTTTCAAAACTTGCGATATCAAGTCAGTTCAAGGTATCGTTAGATCTTGTGCGTAGAAGCAGTATTGGAAATAATTTAGGACTGTTTGAATACTTAACTAATTGTGGGTTGTTTAATGATGTAACTTCAACAAGCGAAAAATATGATTTCTTATGTTCTCAGGCATCTTTACCTGGTGCATCTTTCGATGTTTCAGAGGAGATGGGAAGCCGTCAAGGAATGATAGAAAGGTTTGCATCAAGAAGAATATATAATCAATTTGATTTAACATTTTATATTGATAATGATTATAATGTATTACGTATGTTTGAAGAGTGGATGAATTATATCAATCCAGTATATAATGAATCAAATGGTAGGTATGATGGATCTGAGGCAAGTCAATTAAATGCGTATCAAGAAAGAAATACATATTCAAGATTTAGATATCCAGATGATTATCGTAGGATGATATCAATCACAAAATTTGAAAGAGACTTTCTACAAAATCCAAATGATAAGAATAATACATTTAAAAATATGCCACTATTAACTTATCGTTTTATTGATACTTTTCCTGTTGATCTTAACGCTGTTCCAATGTCTTATGATGGTAGTAGTATTTTACAGGTGACAGTTGTGTTTAGTTACTTAAGACATACAATTGAGAAACATGGTAATGCACAACAATCAGTCAGAGAAAAACTTTCAACTACTAATCAATTGACTCAAGTGAATCCTCTCAGACCAAGAAGAATTGGAAGTGAAATAACACCTACTGCTAGTGATCCAAATCCAACATCACCAGTGGGATACATAAGTGGTAAACCATATTATGGGCCATATCATGAACATATGGGTGTGAAGATGGTTGGTGCGGAACATGTCAGTGCACCACATGCTATAATATACGATACAATCGCAGACAGTTTATCTGGTAGTAGTATTATTGGTGATCCAGTTACAGAAATAAATCCTACCGAGGAACAACAGGAACAGCAACAAGAGGAAAATAATCAGCAACAGCAACAACAAGAGGAAGACAATCAACAGCAGCAACAACAAGAGGAAGACAATCAACAGCAGCAACAACAAAATAACAATAACCAACAACAAAACCAAGGTGGCGGTGGCAACCAAGGTGGTGGTGGAGGTTACTACGGAGGTTACTAAAACCTTGCTATATACAATACTGAATAAAATATTATGCCTTTACCACAAATAGCGACCCCGACTTATGAGTTGGTTTTACCATCGACGGGGAAAAAAATAAAATATAGACCCTTTCTTGTTAAAGAAGAAAAAATACTAATTCTCGCACTAGAGAGTGAAGATCAAAAACAAATAACAGATGCAGTAAAATCTACTTTAAAATCTTGCATAAGCACAAGAGGAATTAAAATAGATGAACTCCCTACATTTGATATTGAATACATTTTTCTAAACATTCGAGGGAAATCTGTAGGTGAATCCGTAGATTTGATTGTCACTTGTCCTGATGACGGGACTACAACAGTTCCAGTTAAAATTTATATTGACGAAATTAAAGTAGAACAGAGTGAAAACCATACTCGTGACATAAACTTAGATGGAGTTTATACATTAAGAATGAAGTATCCATCACTAAATCAATTCGTTGAAACTAATTTTGCAATTACTAAAGATGAAAAAGTAACAATTGAAGATTCATTTAAAATGATCGCATCTTGCATTGACATGGTTTTTAGTGCGGAAGAATCATGGTCAGCAAGTGATTGCACTGCAAAAGAATTGAATGATTGGTTAGGAACTTTAGATTCTAAACAATTTAAACAAATTGAAGATTTTTTTGAGACCATGCCAAAATTATCTCATACAATTAAAGTAACTAATCCAAATACAAAAGTTGAAAGTGATGTGAAACTGGAGGGTATAACAAGTTTTTTCGAATAGTTATGGCTCACATGGATCTTGAGTCATACTTTAAACTAAACTTTGCCTTGATGCAACACCATAAATACTCTTTGACTGAAATTGAAAACATGATGCCTTGGGAAAGAGATATCTATCTAGGGTTACTAAATCAATATATTGAAGAAGAAAATTTGAAAGCAAAACAAGCAAGCATGTAAATGATTAAACCTTTAATCCAACCTAGAACAATTAGTAAACCTGTAAGTGGGATTGCGTCAAATCCTATAAGTAAGGGACTGATTACTGCTGCAAGAAATAGTGTCAATAAGGTACAAGAGTCAACGCAAACGATATCCAAAGGATTAGATAAAGACCAAAAATTTGCAATGAACTATGTTGAATTTTTTGGTTCAAAGAAAACAACTAAGATTCTCAAAAAAAATCTGAAGTCAATTAGAGATTCTTTGATGAGTACTTTTGAAATGGCAAAAACATTGAAAAAGAAAGTTGCAGAGATGTCTAAAGGTGGTGGTATAGGAGGACTTTTAGGTGGAGTAGCTGGATTTCTTGGAAAAGGATTATTGGGTGGATTGCTTGGTAAAGTAATACTGGGTTCACTCATAGGATTAGCTACTGGAGGTATTACATTTCTACTTGCTAATAATGTAGGAAAGTTTTTTAAATTTTTGGATGAAAATATAGATCAACTCACACCAATCATAGAAAAAATTATAAAAAGAACTGCTTCTAAAACACTTATGCCAGGTGGTCTTCCAGAGTTAATAGATGAAACTGATGAAAGTATTAGTGATGATATTGTTTCTCTCTTAGAGTCTGATGATAAACTTTCAAGAGATGATGCTGTTCAAAAAGCTGTTACAAATCAAATTGATGAAATACAAGGAAGAATTAATGACTTAAAATTACAAAGATCAGAATTAAGTTTCTTCGATATTATGGGCAAAGCAGAAATAAATTCTGCAATTAAAAGATTAGAGCAAGCACAAACTTATTTAAAAACTGGTGATAAGTTTGAAAATATTGAACGAGATTTTGGTACGTTTGCAGTAGTTCCAGCCTTTACTGCTAAGTTTTTTGCAAATAAATTCTTGGGTGGAACTCCAGTTCCAACTGGATACAACAATATGACTGCTGATAAGAGATTAATCACAGTGACAAATTTTGTTGAAAATTCTCCTAAGAATTTAGACGCACTTGAATTTGAAGTTTTAAGATCATCAAGACTTGCTGGACGTTTTCCAGATGAAGGAAAAACAAGATTTTATGAGGACGTATTGAATTATATAAAAGCAAAAAAATCAGATATTGGAACAAAAGAATTTAAAGTTCTACCAGAGCAGTTTGATATTAATGCTACTCAAAGTGGAAACATACAAGAATTTAAAAATCGTTTTGGAGATGTTTTAAAATTTAAACCATCATCAAAAAATAAAAAAGGAGATTTAAACATCTATGGTGGTGGAGGATCGGATAATAAGAGAGGGAGTGGAGTAAATAATAATAATAATGTATCTTCTGCACCACCAGATTCTGGTATTATAGATGTTGCGTTTTACAGCCCATTGGATAGTGATATGTCAATGGAAAGAGGTTCAGCGAAGAATATTCTCAATGTTTATATGGGGTAATTGAATGTTATTTTCAAATTCACCAGTTAAAAAAGTTGTTGAGAAGTTAAATCCTTTTTCTCAAAAAAATAAAATTTCAAGATTGAAATTTGAAAGAAAAAGTGACTATAGAACTTTTTTAAAATTTATAAAAGATAATACAAAAGAAATTGAAGATATAAAGATACCAGATCCAGAGGATAAAAAACGTAAAGGTCTTATGATAGGTGGTGGCCTTCTTGGATTAGGACTCTTAGCATTTGCTGGTGGAGGTAAACGTGATTCAGATGATGGCACTGGAAAACTCAAATCAATTTCGGGTGTAATTCAAAAATCAGTAGCAGATTCTAGAAAAGCAGTTTCTGGTGGGAAAGATAGAAGAAAACTTGATCAAGCTGATGATGCATTAACTAAAAGACTTGAAAAAATTGATATATCAAAGGATAGACTAAAAACGCAAGTAAAAGGGCCAAGACAAAAGAGACTAATAAATGTTAAAGAATATTTGGAAAAAAGAAAGAACAGAAAATTTAAGAAAGTAAGGAAGAAATATACCAAGAGAATTAAAAAACCTGCGTTTAGTGTCAATCCTACGAAACAAAGAGAATTTGCTGGTATAACTGGTGATACATTAGATGATAACATTAAAAAAACTCGAAGAGGAAATAGAACAACATTTGCTGGTAGTGATGGTGATAAAAAGATTGGTTTTCCATCAAAAAAAGATATCGAAGGTGAAAAAAAATTAACTAAGAAGATATTTAAATCAGATGTAAAAAAAATAACATCACCAAAACCAGGTGAAAAAGAATCAGCACAGGATTTAATAAATCGGCTTAATAGGGCAACAAAAGAAGCTGATAAAATAGGGAAAAGAGCAAAGGAAATTGATACAAAGAACACTAATAAACTTAGAGATAGTTTTAAGAAATCTTTTAATCAACCAGATGCGTCAAGAGTAAATCCATATAATAGATTTGATCCAACTGCTGGATTCATGGATGATGATTTAGGACAGAGAACAGGAAAAACTACTGATAAAGTGGAGTTAAAACCACCCAAAAAACTCACTCAGTTCGATAAGTTCAATAGATTCTCAAATCGTATTTTAAATAGTCCAGCTGCAAAGTTCACAACTTTTATGGGTGGACTATTAGCAAATCCTAAATTTATGATACTTAAATCACTTATGGAACCAACACCTCTTGCTGACGGAACTATGAAAGGAAAACCAGGTGTCGGTGTTTTTTCAGAACAACTTATGTTTGATGAAGATATGGCAGTAAATATATTTAATTTTTCAGAAGAGAGAGAATCGATGATTCCATTTGATACAGCTGTTAATGCACCTATACCTTCAGTAACTACACCAACCGATTTGCAATCACCAAATAATAGTGTTTTTATTGATTATGATTTCAATACATCTGAAGATTTATTTTTTATTAAAATGGCAGGCTCATAATGGCACAAGCACTTCAAGGTCTTAGATATAATCTTTTTGAGTTACAGTCTCCAAGGACTGGCCAGAAAGTAGACTTATCAAGAGCAACAACATCAATAGAATATTTTGAGGATATATTAGTCCCTTCTATTTCAATGAAACTAGAGGTAACATCAACTATTAACATAGTGAGTGAATTGTTGATTACTGGTGGAGAAATGGTGGTAATTGATGCTGAAACTGGATCTGGTAAATTTAAATTTGGAAAAGTTGATGGGAATGGTGATATAGAACCAGGTCATGACGAATTATATGTTTACAAAGTTAGTGCGATTGATAGTCAGAGACAAGCATCTAAGTTTACTATACACCTTGTATCTGCTGAGTACCTCATAAATGAAACTTCAAGGTGTAACTTTAAATTTCAACCTAAAACAATTGATCAACTTGTAAAACAAATACTTGGGCCTCATGTGATGAATGTAGATCCAGATAAAGTATTAGATAAAAATATCGAAAAAACAAAAAATACATATTCATTTATGGGTAACATGAGAAAACCATTCTATACAATACAGTGGTTATGTCCGAAATCAATATCAAAAATAACTCCTTCAAGTGGAGAAAATGGCCAGGATGGAGATACTGATGCTATAGCAAAAGGAACTTCTGGTTTTTTATTTTTTCAAAATAAAGAGGGTTTTAATTTTAGAAGTATTGATGGATTAATATCAGAAACAAAACAGTATGGGGATAGTAGTGATGACAAAGATGATAATATTGAAATACATGGAACAAAAGAGCAACCATATGAGTGGCGTGGTATGGGTGCAATTGATAGTAATAAGTTCAATGCCAACTATCAAATAATCAACTATATTACTGAACGAAATACAGACATTCGTAAAGCATTGATAACAGGAATGTATGCGAATCAGACTCAATATTACAACGTATTAACACATGAAATGACTTATTATCATTACAATCTTGCTGATGAAATTCAGGATAGAAAGCTAGCTGGAGAACCTATTGATATAAAACTTCCAAATGTTAGTAAGAATGGAAAAGAAACATCTCGATATATGTTTAGAATATCTGATCATGGTAGTCTAGGAGTTGGTGAAGATGGATTGGAACAGTCTGGAGGGGAAAATGCAGAGAGAACTGACGTTGCAAAATCGTTAGCAAGATATAATTTACTATTCACACAATCTTTAAACATTTCGATACCCATGAATGTAAATATGAAAGTTGGTGATATAATAAGATGTAGGTTTCCTCGACAGAATTCAGGTGAAGCGAAGGAACAGGATGGAAATCTGAGTGGTAAATACTTGATAAGAGCATTGCATCATCATGTTGAACCAAATCTAAATGTCACTTATCTTAAGTTGATAAGAGACTCTTATGGATTCTCAGAACCAAAAATAGCAACATAAATAAAAGTGTACATACTGTACATGGAGGTAAAAAAAATGAAAAGCATAGAAGACCACATCGAACACGACAAGGAGGTTCTTGCCGATCCAACTACTTCTGAACCAATGAAGAGGCATATGCTCGAAGAGTTACATGAACTCGAAGTATATGCAGATCATCATCACGACGAGATAGAAGCAGGTGATCATCACGATCCTAATGTGTTAGAATTATTCTGTGAAATGCACCCTGATGAACCAGAGTGTTTAGTATATGACGACTAATGAGTTTAGATACCCTACAAACAATTAACTTTGCTGGTAAAGATGGATTTCAATGGTTCTTTGCGAAAGTTGTTCCGCAAGAACACTGGAAGTCAACTGCTGATGCCTTAAATTATGATGGCAAGCAATCACACCGAGCAAAGATAAGAGTTTGTGGGTATGATACTTTTGATGAGAGTGAATTACCTGATGAGGATTGTCGTTGGGCTCAATTCCTATTACCTGCTGTTGGTGGTGGAGCACCGAGGGGTCTTGGAGAAACTCTAAATCTTGCTGGTGGTGAAACTGTTCTGGGATTTTTTGCTGATGGCCCTGACGGTCAGATACCAATGATTTTTTCGGTTCTACCAATGGCACAGGGGCAAGTGGAAAATAAGAGGGAAAGAAATAGTGATCCAGATAATAGCACTGGTAATCCCTACTCATATTCTTTTGATACAAGTCTATATGACTTGCATCAAGTTGATATGGATTTTATGAAATTTAATTCCAAAAATGATCCGTCAATTTACGTATACAAGGCAGGCCAAAACACTGCATCTAAAATTTTAGAACTAAATTCAACATTAAACATCTCTTCAATTGATATTTGTGGAGATGGTGTAGTAAGTAAATCAAGAGAAGCACTTAAAGAATTTTTAAAAAAGACTCAGAAATTAAATAACAACCTTGGAACTTGGATAGATCCAATAACAAATGAACTTGTTAATATGGATTATGAACTTGACATGATTAAAGAAAAAATGTCAGGATTGATTGGGGGAACAGTTAATAACATTCGAAAAAGAATAATTAAAAAAGTAAATAAAAAGTTTGCCGAGCAACTTGGTAAAATTAAAACATCAAAAGAAGGGCAAAAACAAAATACATCCACTGGTTCACAAAAGGCAGCAGATACTATTTTGGATTTGATTGGCTGTGTCTTTAAAGGTGTTCTTGGTGGAATTGGTGGCATTATAAAAAATATGTTTAATAATCTTCTTGGAAAAGTTATAAATGGAGCACTCTGTGCGATTGATCAATTTGTATCTGGAATTTTTGCAAAAATTTTTGATACCCTTGAGAAAGGTTTAAGTACTATTATGAGTGGCCTTAGTTGGTTACTTGGTGGTTTATCAGCAGTAACTGGCCTTTTAAGAAGTGCAGCATCAATGGCAAAAAGAATATTAGGTTTTCTTAATGCTTGTGGAGATGAAGAATGCATACCATTAAAGTGGTGGAGTTCTAAAAATAATGGTGGTATAATACCAGCAGCTTCTGATGATTGGGGTGATCAAGTTTCAAAAGTAAATTTCCTTACTGGTATATCAAAAGGATTAGACAATGCAAAGGAAAGAATAATTGGTGGAGAAGATGTAAGTAATGTAAGTGTAAATGGAGTTCCGTTGCAAGAAACAATTGATACTACAAATGCAATAAGTGATGTCGATGGTGCATTAGGGGTACTGGGATTAGGATCAATTGAGAGTGCATTATCTCAAACCTCATTGTTTGGTGCACAGAATCTTGCGTTTGACGCATGTAATAATAACGTTAGAAATCCAACAAATCAAGACGACATTTCTCCAACACCGCCAGGATTTATCTATCCTAAATGTTTACCACCAGTTGTAAAAGTATCTGGAACAGGAACAGGAGCAGAGTTTCTACCTATTGTTGGGAATGATAATCGTATATTTTCAATTGAAGTTCTCAATGGTGGTAGTGGGTATGATGAGACAACAGGTTTAGTTGTAGTTGATAACACTGGAAATGGAAAGGGTGCTTTTGCTCGACCATTAGTGAAGGATGGTGTAATTACTCAAGTTGTTTTAATGAAAACTGGATATGGTTATTGTTTAAACACAACAGATGATGAGTCAGTTGGAATTGGAACTAATGTTGTTGGAACAATTGAAGATATATTCCTAGAGGCACCAGGATTTAACTATAGTCCAGATGATACAGTTATAATTAGAGATAGGGAAATAACAAATGAGTTTCCAATCATTACTTCTCCAGATGGAGAAGTCTTAGGTGTAACAATTCCTGATAATTTTAACGCTGAATACAATCATTTCCCATCAGTAAAATTCAGTACAGCAACAGGAATTGGTGCGAAAGTAATTCCAATTATGTCATTCACACCTCAATTTACAACTGATATTGGTGCAGAGGAAAGAAGAGCAAGACCTCTCATTGGTATTGAACAAGTCATTGATTGTATTGGTGACAATAAAGAAGTGGTTGGATATGTAAATGGTGTTCCTTATTCTGGGCCTTATCATGTGATGTCAAATGGATTAAAGATGACAGGAGCAACACATAGTGGGTCAGATTCAATAATTTATGATACAATGGAAGAAAGTTTAGGAAAATCTGCAGTGGCATCACAAACAGCTAATTACGCAACCTCAGAAACTACAGCAGTTACGGAAACATCAACACCTGTAGATACAACTCCAACAATTGTAACGGAACAAACAACTCCAACTACCACAACCGATACAACTCCAACTCCTGATACTTCAACCACATCTGATTCGGGTGATTCAACTCCACCTAGTGGTGGTGGATATGGAGGAGGTTACTAATGTCTGCACACAA